CTATAAATTCTGGATTCGTTGCTGAAACTGGTGGCTCTGCTCCAGCGGCAAACGGAACAGCTTCAAGTGTTACTTTATCACCAAGTAAAATGATTTCTATTGTTAATGTATCAGCTGAGGCAATGATTCAAAACCCATCTCTTGAGGCGGCGTTAAGAAGAAACATGGCTCAATCAGTTGCATCTACTTTAGAATCAGCTTTATTAGATACTGCTGATGTTACTAATGCACCAGCTTCTATCTTTGCTGATGCGGCTACTGGACCAACTGGTCAGTTTACAGCGGCTCATGCTATTGAAATGGAATCAACTTTACTTGGTAACAATGTTGATTTACAAGGTGCAAGAATAGCTTACTTAATGGATGCTGATGCTTATGCAAAAATTAAAACAGAAGCTCAAGTTAGTGGAGTTAATCCAGCTTATGATTTGAATGACAAAACTGTTAATGGTTACTTTGCATTTGTTTCATCTAATGTTGCATCAAATGGAACGGCTTCTAAAGATCATGTACTAATGGGAGATTTCTCAAAAGTTCACATTGCTCAATTTGGAGGAATAGATGTTCTTTATGATCCTTATACTAATGGAGGTATCGGAGTACCAAGATATGTGTTAACATCTCTTGTTGGCGGTGATGCTGTACAAAATAGCACTGCATTTGTTCAATTAACTGAGGCATAATAATTAGTATTAATTAAAGGGGTGGCTTAATACCCATCCCTTTTTTTTAAATAATAAATATGAAGAATTACGAAGTTTTAACAGCAGCAACAAGTAATATATTAACTTTGAGTGAGGTCAAAGCACATATCAAAGTAGATACAAGTGATGATGATACATTAATAACGAACTTATTAATTGCGTGTACTAATTCAGCTCAAGAATATACTAATAGATTTTTTATAGCTACAACTATAAAGATGATAGCTGATACTTGGCAAGAAACTGAAACCTTATTGAAATCTAAAGTAACATCTATTGTATCAATTCAATATTATGATGTAGATGATTCTTTACAAACATTATCAACATCAGTATATGGAAGTGATTTAGTATCTCAACCAGCAAGAATATTTCTAAAACCTAATCAATCTTTTCCTCAATTATCAGAAAGAAAAGGTGCTATTGAGGTAAAATATGTAGTTGGTCAAGCGGGATCGGATGAGGTTGATGATGCTATAAAACAAGCGGTGCTTTTGCAAATAGGTAATCTTTATCAAAATAGACAATCAGTTGTAACTGGAACAATAGCAACTGAGCTTCCAATGAATGCTAAGTTCTTATTAGATCAATACAGGGTACAAGTATGCAGATAGGAGAGCTTGATAGAAGAATAACGTTACAAAGCCCAACTGCAACTCATAATAATTATGGTGAAAATGTTGAAAGTTATTCTGATTTTAGAACTATATGGGCTAAAGTAAAATTTGATGGAGGAAATAAAACTGATGAATTTGATAGGATTACATCAATTACAAAAGCTAAATTCTATATTAGAAATATAGGTTTATCAACTTTCAATGAGGGCTTTATAATAACCTATGATGGAAAGAGTTATTGGATACAAGCAATCAATGAGATAGAGGGAAGAGATAGTTTTTTAGAAATATTAACAGAGCAAAGAGATTAAATGAGTTTCAGTAGAGCAACAGAAAAGGTTACATTTAAAATGGAGGGTGTTAAAGAACTCCAAGATTTATTATCTCAATTACCAAAAAAATTAAATAATGATAAGATGTATAATAAGTTCTTTAGAGAGAACTCAAAACCATTAATTAAACAAGCAAGAGCTAATCTTGTAAAAGAGAAAGCGGATAAGACTGGAAGATTAAAAAGATCAATTGGTTACTTTACAACAAGAAGATCAAGAAAGTTCTTAGGAGGGTTTGTTGGACCAAGAGTTAAAGGAGCTTTTGGGGCTGGTAAAAAAAGCAAATCAGGTGAGGGTAAATCAGGATTTTATGGTGCTTGGATTGAATATGGTGATGAGGTAATGTTTGGAGGAAGAGGACCAATGAAAAGAGCTAAGAAATATTTTGAACCCGCATTTCAATCTACAAAAAAAATAATGTTGAATAATACAACAAAAGATTTAGAAAAGGTAGTTCAAAGATCATTGAGAAGTTATGCGAAGAGAACTGAAAAGTATGGAATATTTGGAAGATAATGAAAGTAGGATTAGGTTTATTTAATATATTAACTGGTAATAGTGCGGTTAATACTTTAGTCGTTGAGAGGATTTTTCCTAATGTAGCACCAAGAACAACAACTTTTCCTTTTATAATATATGAGGTTGATGGTGATACTCCTAATGATACTAAGAGTAGCGTTTCTGTTGTAGATGTTAATAATGTTACGATAAGCTGTTATTCTAAAACATATAGTGAGGCATGTGATTTAGCTCAAAAGATTAGAACTGCTCTTGATAGAGTAAGCGGAACTTTTGGAACGATCAATTTTCAAAGTATTCAGTATGATGGTTATAATGATGTTTTTGATGATAACCATGAGGATGGGGTTTATAGAAAAGCAATAGATTTTAATATTAGAATAATAAATACTTAAAATGAAAGAATATAAATTAAAAAAAAGTTTAAGGATATATGGTAATATATATCAAAAAGGTGAATCAGTAAAGTTAAGACTTGAAGATTATAGAAATTTAAAAAAGAATGGTTTTATAGAAACTAAAAAAAAGAAAGTAAAAGATGGCGACAATATCGGTACAGACAATAACTGAAAGCGGAATAACACCCACGTTTGCAGCTGCAACTGCTGAGGGGGATGTAATGGATAATGATGGCTCAACATTTTTATTAGTTAAGAATGAAGGATCAGGTTCTATTACAATTACTATTACAGCTCAAGTAACAAGTGTTAATACTCAACTTTTTGGAGAAACTACTAAAAGCAATGCATCACTTGCTATTGCTGCTGGTGCTGATGGTATGATTGGACCATTTTCACCATCTGCTTTCAATACTGATAATTCACAAATTAGTATAACTTATAGCGGTGTTACAAGTGTAACTATCGCTGGATTTAAAATAAATAATTAATTAATTAAAATAAATAAATAGAAATGGCAACAATAAATGGAACTGATATAAAGCTTTTCAGTACAGGAACAACTGACTTAATAGCTTTTGCTCAAAATTGTACTCTTACTCTTACACATAATGTAAGAGAAATAACTAACAAAGGATCAGCAGGATTTAAAGAATTAGCTGATGGAATGAGAGAATTTACTATTGAAGTAGATGGTTTATACGCTTATGATGATGCAAGTGGATCAGCATTATCTAATGGAGCAGATGATTTGATTCAAGCTAATATTCTTGCGAGTAGAACAAAAGTTGATTTTATTTTCGGTGGTGCAGTAACAGGTGATTTTCAATATTCTGGTAGCGGATTTATAACATCTGTAAGCTTAACTGCGGGAACTGAGGACAATGCAACTTATTCTATAACAATAGATGGTACTGATGGTTTATCTCAAGGTCAAAAAGCTTAATATTAATTTTTGGTGGCGGTGCTTGGTAATTCTTTCGGTGAGTTACTGAGCATCAAAACCATTTAAAACTTACTGAAATGAATTATAAAATAATAACAATAGGCAAAGAAGATCATCCAATTAAGTTTGGCTTCAATGCTTTAAGAAAATATTCTAAAATGACTAATACATCACTTGCGGACTTAGATAAAATGGGACAAGAGATGACTTTAGACAATGCTTTGATTTTAATGTATTGCGGTATTGAAGATGGTTATAGAGCCGCAAAGCAAGAGATGAAATTATCTGTTGATGATTTAGCTGATTCAATTGATAGTGATTTCAATGCTATTGCAAGATGTATGGAGATTTTAGGAGAGATGATGGGAAAGGTAAACGAAAAAAAGCCGATTCCCAAGCAGAAGAAAAACTGACTTGGGACAGATTGGAAGAGATAGCTTTTGGATTAATGGGGCTATCTGTTGAGGAGTTTTACAATATGATTCCAAGACATTTTTTTAATAAGATGAGTGGATTCTATGAACTCCTTAGCTTGAAAGAAAAGCATGAATGGGAAAGAGTAAGATGGCAAACAGCAGTTTTAGTAAACTTACAAATCCCAAAAGGAAAGAGAATTAAACCAACAGATTTGATCCAATTTGATTGGGACAAAAAGAAAAGAGAAGTTGATTATAAAAAGTTAAAAGAGAGAGCTGAGTATATTAAACGAATAGAAGAATTAAAGAAAGATGGCAAATAAGAGTGTAGGATTTTTAACCATAGCATTTGGAGCTGATTTAAGAGGCTTTGATAGAGCAATGAAAAAAGCTCACAGAAATATTAAGAAGTTTGGAACTAATATGCAAGCTGTGGGATCAAACTTAACAAGAAATATCACTTTACCAGTTTTAGCTATTGGAGGAGCATCTATAAAAATGGCTTCAGATTTAGAAGAAACAAGGTCAAAATTTAAAACAATTTTTAGCTCAATACAAGGAGAAGCTTTACAAACAGCTGAAAGTTTCAAAAAAAGCTTTGGATTATCAAGCCAAGCAGCAATGGGATTATTAGCTGATACTGGTGATTTATTAGTTGGATTTGGATTTACTGAGAAAGAAGCTTTAAGTTTATCAAAACAAGTTAATGAATTAGCGGTTGATTTAGCTTCATTTACTAACTTTAGTGGAGGAGCTACTGGTGCATCTCAAGCATTAACAAAAGCATTACTTGGTGAAAGAGAAGCTATTAAATCTTTAGGGATAGCAATTACTGAAGCTGATTTAAAAAGTTTTGCTAAGGAGCAAGGATTAGTATTCAAAGAACTTGATAGAGTAGCAAAAGCTCAACTTACTTTTCAATTAGCTACAAGGCAAAGTCAAAAAGCAATGGGTGATTATGCAAGAACATCAGGTAGCTTTGCAAATCAATTTAGAGAATTACAAGAAAGAACAAAAGATTTAAGTGCTGATTTTGGTACTATGCTTTTACCAGTTGCTAAAAAATTACTTGATAATACTATTAAATTAGTTGAAAAGTTTCAATCTTTGTCATTAGCTGAAAAAACAGCAGCCATAGAAAGTGTTGCTTTAGCAGCTGCTATTGGTCCAGCTTTAAATATTTTAGGTAGATTAATTTTAATAGGTCCAAAGATTTTAGGATTCTTTTTTAGCTTGGGTGGATTGATTGCTGTTTTAGCTGGAGGATTTGTATTGTTAAAAAACAATATAACTCAAGTGATAAATCTTTTAGCTAATAAATTTGCATCTGAAGAATTAGCTTCTATACTAACAGCAATGGGTGCTTTTGGTGAAAGATTTGGATTATTAGGAGCTAAACAACTTAAAGGTTTAGGGATAGCAATGGCTACTATTGTTGCTACTGGTGATGAATTGCCAGTTGATGAATTTAAAGGGTTTGGAGAAATATTAAAAGAATTAGGTCAAGATATATTAGATTTCAGTAAGATAGCTGAATTATTAAATTTAGGAGCATC